AGACAGTATTTTGGATTTATTATTAAAAATTAAAAATAAGAAATAATGTGGCTGTTTATAATGCCTTTAATAATCTCAATATTATGTTATGATAATTTTGTTGATAAATTAATAAGATTCAACAAAGAGCATTGGATTGATGCTTCTTTGACAGAAATCAATTGGTTTGATAAAATTTAATAGATAATAGAATAAAATGATGCCGTGAAAAGTTAGGTTAATGGCCTAAGCTCTTTCAAGGATTATTTAAGAATAATTCGGAAGAGTTTAGGCCATTTTTTATTTTAAATAATATTCTTTAGGTATTTTTAATGAATTATATTAATCATTATATTAACAAGATTATATGCGGGGATGCACTTGAAGTCTTAAAAGAGATGCCTAGCGAATCAGTTAATTGTTGTATATGCTCTCCGCCTTATTGGTCTTTGAGGGATTATGGCGTGTCGCCAGTTATATGGGATGGGGATAAAAATTGTAAGCATATTTGGAAAACAGAAATTACTAAAAGGCCTAATGCTTCTGGTGGCAAGACAGATTGGGCTAAAGAAAAATTAGCAATTAAAGGCGTAGAAAACTATCAAGAATATGTAGATTATCATAAACGAGAAACTACTTCTGATTTCTGCCTTAAATGTAATGCCTGGCACGGGAGCTTAGGTCTTGAACCTACATTTGAATTATACATAAAACACTTATGCGATATCTTTGATGAGGTTAAAAGGGTATTAAGGAAAGATGGAACTTGCTGGGTAAACTTAGGGGATACATATAATTCCCATTCAGCTAAAAGTAAAAATGTGGGTGGCTTTGAGGGTAAACAAATGAGAAATAATAAAGCATATTCGGATAGTAAATTAACTAATAAAAAAGTAGGAGTTCCTAATAAATCTCTTTGTGATATTCCTTACCGATTTTCAATAGAAATGATTAACCGGGGCTGGATCAAGAGAAATACAATTATCTGGTGGAAACCGAATTGTATGCCTTCAAGTGCGAATGATAGGTTTACCCTAGATTTTGAATATCTGTTTTTCTTTACCAAGAATAATAAAACTATTTTCTGGACTAACGAGAAAAATTTAAAATGTGTAGGTAAAAAGCCATTGGGAGTTAAGGGGATAGAAGGTAAAGATTGGGAATGGAGAGAAACCCAGGACTGGAAGGAGGAAGAAAATGCTGGTTATGAAATGGGGGCTACTGATCCTCATAGAGCAGCTTCTATTGGTGGGCTAAAGCTCGGAGCGAAACATAAAAAAAGTGGAAAATTAAAAAAGGTATCCCTCTGGACTGGCCACGATTATTGGTTTGAGCAGCAGTTTGAGGAATTAAATTATGACAGTTTTAGAGAAACAAAAAGAGGAAAAAATCAGCCTAAAGCTAAAATTGGTGATTTAATGTCTGCATCCGTAAACGCGAGAGAGAGTTTAGATGCATGGAAAATAAATCCTAATGGTCGCAATAAACGATGTGTCTGGGTTATATCGACCCGAGCTTTTCCAGAAGCACATTTTGCAGTATATCCGGAAGGTTTAATTGAGATACCGATTAAAGCAGGGTGTCCTGAATTCATTTGTAAGAAGTGTGGGAAAGCGAGGGTAAAAATATTAGATTACTCAGATAAAGTAAATGCACAATGGGGCGAAAGAAAATCGAATCCTCAAAAATTTAGGGATAAGAGAGAAATGCCCCAAAAAATAATTAAAAATGTAAATGTAAAAGAGTTAGGCTATACCAATTGTGGCTGCATGCAGGGTTTTGAATCCGGTATAGTTTTAGACCCATTTATGGGGGCGGGGACCTCCGCATTGGTGGCTTTAAAGCAAAGAAAAAGGTTTATCGGTATTGAGATAAAACAAGAGTATATAGATATGGCTAAAAGAAGGATAGCTAAAGTTCAGCAGGAGATATTTTAAATGAAATATCCTGATGATTTTATAAATAAAATAATATATGGGGATTGTCTTAAAGTGATGAAAACAATGCCTGACAATTGTATAGATACTATAATTACGGATTCGCCATATGGATTAAAATTTATGGGTAAAAAGTGGGATTATGACGTGCCTTCAATCGAGATATGGCAGGAATGTTTAAAGGTATTAAAGCCGGGTGGAACTGCTTTAATCTTTGCAGGAAGTAGAACACAACATAGGATGGCGGTTAATGTTGAGGATGCTGGATTTATCTTAAAAGATTGTATCATGTGGCTCTATGGGTCAGGATTTCCGAAGGCAACAGATATAAGTAAACAGATTGATAAGAAGGCAGAAAAAAATATAAAAATTATTGAAGCAAAAAAAGAACTTGGTAAGTGGTTAAAAGATAAAAGAGGGGATAAACCACAAAAAGAGATATCTAAACATTTTTTATCTAAAACTGGTGGATTGACTGGCTGTGTTGCTAATTGGGAATTGGGCTTTAATTTACCTACTTGGGAAATATGGATAAAATTAAAGGAACTTTTAGATCTAGATAATAGATTTGATTATTTAATTGAAGGTAGACCAAAAAGCTATATAGAAGCAGAAAGAAAAGTTATGGGTAAAGATTCAAGAAAAGCTAATAGTTCAAGTTTTAATTGTGGACTTGGAAAGTGGGATATCACCGCACCCGCAACCCCCGAAGCTACCCTCTGGGATGGCTGGAAATCACACGGACTAAAACCTGCCTATGAACCGATACTTGTAGCAATGAAACCTAACGAGGGCAGTTATGCTAACAACGCCCTTCGCTGGAAAGTATCCGGATTAAACATTGATGGAGCACGAATTCCATTTAAAGACAAAGCAGATGAAAAAGAAAGTAAAGATAAAAATCAGCATAGCAAATATCCTAAATCTATTATGAGAAATCCTGCTCCACATGGGATATATCATCAAGATAAAAGACCTGCAGTAGATTATATAGCCAAAGGTCGCTACCCTGCAAATGTAATATTAAATGAGGAGAGTGCGAGGATGCTGGATGAGCAGAGTGGGGAATGTAAAACAGGTGGTAGAAAAATAAAAACTGATTGTGGCAAATCTTGGTATAAACAAAAGGTGAATGTAATATTACCACAGGATAATGGTTTTGGTGCTTCCCGCTTTTTCTACTGCGCCAAAGCAAGTAAAAGTGAAAGGAATAGAGGATGCGAGGGGTTGGAAGAAAAAATAATGAAACAAAATTTTACAGGCGAAACTTGTATCGATAATAGAGAAGGTAGGGTTGAACATAAAAGACCTAATGTTAAATTTAAAAATACCCACCCTACCGTCAAACCATTAGCTCTTATGAAATATCTTTGCTCCCTAACCAAGACCCCGACAGGCGGATTAGTGCTTGATCCATTCTGTGGTAGTGGGACTACTCTGATGGCCTGTAAGGAAACGGGGAGAAAATATATAGGAATAGATAATATTCCAGAATACTGTGAAATAGCACGAAGGAGGGTTAATGCTATTCCAGAATCTTTGTTTTAAAGGATAGAAAAAATGAATAATAAAAAACTAATATGGCATACCGAGGAACGTAAAATAAATACCTTAATTCCCTATGAGGGAAATCCTCGCCAGATGACTCAGAAGCAGAAAGAGGACCTGGAGGAAAGTCTGAAACGTTTTAACTTAATGTCAATTCCAGTAGTAAATACTGATAATGTTATAGTTTCAGGTCATCAAAGATTAAAGATATTGCAATTATTAGGTAGAGGGGAAGAGACAATAGATGTGAGATTACCGAACAGAGAATTAACTCCAGAAGAATTGCGAGAGGCAAATCTCCGAGAGAATAAGAATTTAGGCTCCTGGGATTACGATATGCTGGCTAATTTAGATGAAGACTTGTTAATGGATGTAGGATTTGGTAGGGAAGAACTGGATGATATTTTTGGTTTAGATATCAATGAAGAATTTGATGTGGATAAGGAATTGGAGAAATTCATTAAAGAGGGTGCTAAGAGAGTTAAGAGTGGTGATTTATGGAGATTAGGAGAACATAAATTATTTATCGGCGATTGTACAGATAAAAATGTCTGGAGTAAATTATTTGGGAAAGAAAGATTTGATTTTATGTTTACTGATCCACCTTATTTCAATATAAAAAAGTTTGGCCATAAGAAATTTTCCTATAAAAGTGTTGAAAATAAAAAAGTCCCCAAAGACTATGATAGTTGGTTATCGATAGCAATTGGCTATCAGCATAGCAAAGGTTCAAATGTAATGGTATTCGAGAAATGGAAAAATATTGTTAGATTATGGTTATCGATAGAGAAATATTGGAAAATTAAAAACATGATAATTTGGAAAGCTGAAAAGAGGTATCAATCATATATAGGGAAGAAAACCTTTCCTAACCGTTATGATGTAATAGTTTTGGGAGATAATGGGGAAGTAGAATTAAACGAAGAATATGAGGAAGAATTAGATAAGTATCTCAAAGAAAAAGGCCAAAAATTTTTAGACACTTATGAAGTCATAATCTATGGACAGAAAGGTAACAGTTATTTTGATAAGAGGAAAAAAACCCGATGGTCTAAGATAACTGACCATATAACCTGGTCGGCAGAACAGACCGGCAGGGGAAGAATAGAAAATAT